GGCTGTGAGACGATGCCGCCGGATGCAAAGCTGGGGAGCTGCGGCGCCTTAATCGTCGGGATCGTCGGAAGTTTGAAACTTATGTTTTTGCCGCCAATGACCGGCACCCAGTCGGGAACATCGATGTCAAACTGGTTCAGTTTGCCAATGAGCGTATTCAAACCCTTAATTATACCGTTGGCAAGGGCGACCATGATGTCGATGCCAAGCTGTGCCCAGTTGGTTTCAGTGAAAAATTTCCACAGCGACTGAATAAGCTTCCAAGCTCCGTCAAGCAATATCGGGATTGATTCAATTAGCCCTGTCACGAGAGCTTCAATGATTGCCGGGGCCTGTTCCATGATGACGTCTAATGACCCAAGAAGTCCATCGACCAGCGCCATCAGTAGATTGATGCCGGACTGTATAATGTGTGGAAGGTTATCAACAACGGCTCGTTCCAGCTGCGCGCATATTAGCGTAACTGCTGGAATCAGTTCCGGGATCATTTCGATGATCCCATCAATTAAGGCCATCAGGATTTCTATGCCTGACTGTAATATTTGCGGCAAGTTATCCGTAAGTGACTTCACAATCATGCGGATTGCATCCTGTGCCATTGGGATCAGCTCTGGCATCTTGTCGGCCAGGCCGGTCAGCAGCCCTGTGATCAGGACGATTCCTGCCCTAATCAACCGAGGCGCATAGGTCAGAAACGCTTCGACTAGTAACGTAATGACATTTACTCCAAACGGAACGAGTTCCGGAATCAGCTGATCAAGGCCATCCATAAAGGCTGTAATGATCCCCAGAACAGCCGTCGAGATCATCGGAAAATTTGCGTTGATTCCCCTGATAAATGATGTAAGAACTTGAACCGCTCCCTGCACAAACTTTGGAGCAAATTCTGCAATTTTCACAAGTGCTTGCGTGAGGAATCCAGCGATAATGGGGCCTAGGTCGGAAAACTCCTTGACCATGTTTGCGGCAGCGTTCGGATCAACGGCCAGGGCATTTAGGTTTGTACCGCTATCTTCTGCTGATTCTGATTTTTCAATATTATTCAGTTGATCGAATCCCGCAACCGCACCAGCTGCTTTCTTTGCCTCTTTTGATGTGCTTTTCAGCCGTTTGGTAGCCGCGACGGATTGCGCATAGGTTTTCCCAAATACACTCGACGTAAACGCGGCAATCTTTTGTGCGGCAAGGGCGAGTCCAGACATGAGTGCATTGACCGCTGGCATAATTACCTGCAAGATCGGCGTGAAGGCAACCTGCAAATTTCCTTTCAAAGCATTCAGAGATGCTGCAAACTGCTCGTTTGACGTTAATGCACCGCCGATCAGGTCGCGAAATGCACGGAAGGCTGCGTACAAACCCGCCATCAGAACGGCCGACTTAAACGCGCTCTTGATACTTCGCCCAAGGCCACTGACTTTGTGCCCCACATCCTTAACGGATTTTGAGGCGTGCTGCTTCATGGCGGAAAAGGCTTTTCCAAGGCCGTTTTTGACACTCTTTCCGCCTTTGGAGGCTGCGGATTTCAGGGTTGACTTGATCCGCTCGCCTAGGGACGAAACGGCTTCCTTGGGCTTCTCCGTCGCCTGTGCCGCTGCTGCCATTGCTTTGTCATACTTTGCCTGCGTCTGGAGCAGGGTTTGCTGTAGGGAGATCAGTCGGCCTTCACCGGTCGTAATGCTTCGGGCAAGCTTATCAGCCTTTTCTCCGCCTTCATCACCCAGTTTTGCAAGCTCGTTTGTTTCCTTCAATATCTCTTCACGCTGATCGGTAATCTGCGCGGTGAGATTCTCCATTTTTTGCTTGAGCAGCTCTGTCTGATTTTGAGCTGGCTGAAAAATATCCTCCATAGGGATGGCGGATTTCTCCGATTGCTTGCCATAGTTTTCGATAAATTTTGCTGGATCAGGCCCGGCCATTGCATACTTGGGTGGCCCACGGGGAGCGCCTGGTTCTGCCGCTGCTTGCGTCACTTTAGCCTCTACCTCAAAATTTCGAGGTTTCAAGGCTCGTTCTACCATTGCATCAAGTGATTCACCTGCGGCAGTGATACATTCTTCGGTCGTCTTTTGGACGTTATCCGCGGCTTTTTCAACCGTATTTCCAACCTTCTCGATAGGCTTCTGTATGGCTTCGGAGGCGGCCTTTCCAACGCTCTCAAAGCTGTTTTTCGCCTGTCCTTGTGCCTTGCTCGCGATATTTTCCAACTGAGATTTCAGATCGGACAGAATGTCCAGCTCCAAGAATATCTTGCCGACGCTCGTTCCTTCGCTCATTTCTTCCCGCCTCCAAACATACTGGCGAGCATCTGCTCCAGCGCGGTCATCTGCTTTTTTGCCTCCGCTTCATCAATCTGCGGGCGGCTCGATGCCCGAAAGGCGGCCCAATCCGCGCGGATTTGCTTCTGCCATTTGTTCATGTGCCGGATCATTTCCCGATCTTTTTCCGACCGGACGGCCACGACGCGCCCCAGCGGGGTATCGTCCATCAGGCCGGACACCATCTTGACCCAATCGGTGTATTTGAGATCGCCCTGCTCGGACGGCAGTAAGCCGTACTGTTTAGCGATGCTCTGCTCGATCAGGACGCGATCAAATTCGAGATCATACCAGATTTCATCGTCAATTTGATTTTTGGGTGGCTTCCTGAAATCGGGCGCTCACCGTTTCCGGTTCCTCCCCGGTCATAGCTGCAATGATGATTTCCAGCAGTTTCAGATAGGCAACGAAGGGCAAGTTCATTTCGTCCACTTCTTTTGCGGCCGGCTTTCCAAGCGCCAATTCTAAGATTTTGGAAATGTTTTCGGCATCGCTGGTATCCATCTTGGTTACTTTCATAACCGTTTTTGTCCGGTCGTCGATCGGGTAGATTTTCTCTCCGATTCGGATTTCCGGCGTGTTGGTGAGCAACTTCTGATCAAGTGTGTAGAGTTTTCCCATGATTTGATTCCTCCAAATATGATTTTTTATATAACAAAAGCGCCTACCTCAGTTGAGATAGACGCTTTCGGTATTCGTTTTTTTGCTTACGCCTGTACGGCCGTCAGTGCCGGTGGCACACGCGCCAATATCTTCTGCATTGCGGCATCTTTTTTGATCCAGTCCCCAATCTCCTGCTGATGCACGATAACCGGCATGCGGATGTGAATTTCCTGAACAGACTGGTTTGCATCCGTGGTGAGGATCACATACCTTCGCTCATTGCCGTAATCATTGTAAATTCCGGCCATGTAAAGCAGCGATTTTCCGGTTTCGCGGAACAAGTATTTTTTCTTTGCGCCAGTCTTCGTCCACTCGAAAAAACCAGTGCTTGGTATCACACACCGACGTGAGAGCAGACTCTCCCGGAAGGTTTTTTTATCGAGCGCTGTTTCAGCGCGGGCATTGATGATAACGCCGCTTTTGCTGCGGAAGTTGGGGAACCCCCATACTGCCACATCCGGGCGGATATTATCTCGCCCGGCCAGCAGAACCGGCGCGGGGTTGGTGGGGTAAATCTCGCCGGTTTTGACTTCCATGCCCGGACGCTGCTGCGTGATTGTATTCACGATATCCCGTATTTCCTGCTCGTCGATTGATATTGTGTATCTTCCGCACATTTCCAGATCACTTTCCTTCTACAAACCATCTGTTTTCCTCTAAATAGAGATTGGTTTCCGTCCGGCCAATCCTGACACGGTATCGGATTCCCGCTCCGCCCGCTTTGAGCGACGCGGCTTTTCGCACGTCCTTGATCTGATCGATCTCATAATGCGTGCCATCCTCCCAAGTGATTACCTTGGGTTGGGCATAACCGGTAGGCGTCATCTCAGCCAATACACTGACGTATACCTTGCGCCTGATATCCTGCATCCCTATCATCCCTCACTGGTTTATAAATATCCCACCGGATGAATGGTATGGTCTTCATAGGGATTGAATTGTGTCAAGGTCTTGTCTTTTAATAATGTCGCCCTTTGTACCGCGAAATTCCCGAAGCGCTGCTTTAGGCCGTCAACCGCCCTGTCCAGCGCCTCCAGCTTTTCGCGCTTGCCTTCATCCGTATAGAAATCCAACTGCGTACAAATGCTGTCATGCTCAAAGTCTGTCACGCTTACGCCGATACTGCGAATCGGCCGATCCCATCGATAGTTTGCCTTGAAGAGCTCCATTGCTTTTCGAGCGATTTCGCTGCCGATGTTGGTATAATACGCTACCTTGCCCTGCCGCGTGAAGGAAGCAAGTGCATTATCTCTCACGGAGATGCAGACCGTCCGGCCCTTAAAGCCGAGTTCCCGCATCCGGCGCGCCACGCTCTCCGCTAACACATAATAGACTAGCTTCACATCCTCATCGGTTTCAAGATCACGCGGGGTGGTCGTGCTGTTGCCTACTGATTTAATGACTATCTCGCTGCCATAGGGGCTGACCGGGGATTGATCGTTACCAAGCGCAAACTGTTTGAGGATCAAGCCGATTTTGCCGAATATCCCATGCAGGGTACTGTCCGGAGCAGTTGCAAGCTCTCCGATGGTGTAAATGCCGTAATTTCGAAGCTTACGCATCGTTGCCGCGCCGACGTAGAGCAGGTCGGATGCCGGCAGTGGATAGACAATTGCCTTGTAGTTGCTTTTTGACAGCACCGTCAGGCCGTGCGGTTTGCGGTAGTCGCTGCCCAACTTCGCCGTTACTTTGTTCCAGCTCGCGCCGATGCTGACCGTAATACCGAGTTCTTTCCAGATGCGCTGTTGTATCTCTTTTGCCAGCGTCTCGCTACGTCCAAACAAGCCCCCGCTGCCAGTTACGTCGATCCAGCACTCATCAATGCCAAATGGCTCTAACTGGTTCGTATACTCCAGCAGGATTTCCCGCACCAGACGGGAGAATCGGACATACAGTGGAAAATTCGGCGGAAAGATGATAAGGCCGGGGCATTTTTGCTTTGCCTGCCAAAGGGCTTCCCCGGTCTTGACCCCGTAATGCTTAGCAATTTCATTTTTCGTCAGGACGATGCCGTGACGCTGTTCCGGATCCCCTCCAACGACAACTGGTTTGTCTCTGGCTTCCGGATGATGCAAACACTCCACAGATGCATAAAATTTGTCACAGTCGACATGCATGATTGAGCGTTCCATTGTTCGCCTCCGCAAGAACGTTTGTTCTAGTATATGATAGTTCCGCGAAGCTGATTCGTCAAGCGAGAAGTTTTTCCAGCGGTGGAACTTTACAAATTCTTCCTTTTGTCGTGATCTTCTAGGGGTGAATGGTTTAAAATTATGATACCATCTTAAATGGTTGCTTTTTGGTGAAAAATATGGTATTTTGGATAAAATAATTCATATGGGGTGGTTTTGAATGACATGTCCAAAATGCGGTTCTGAAAATGTGCTGGTAACCAGCGAGCAAACCAGCGCAAAGACCAGCGGAAAAGGGGCGGGGTGCCTGTGGTCAATTGGACGCTGGTGTTTGATTATTTGTACCTGTGGGCTTTGGCTTCTCGTCGGAAAGCACAAAGGGAAAGGGAAAACCAAAATTAAAAACAGTACCGTTGCTATTTGTCAAAACTGCGGCAACAAGTGGAGCGTTTAAGTGCTCATCGAGGCCTCCTCAATTTTGAGGAGGCCTCTTTTCTTTCATCCCACTTCCGACACCGGCATGTACGTCGGCTTTCCGTGCGTCATCACATCGAATTCCAGCGGGGCCACATCTGTGCTTTCTCCGCCGCCGATCGCGGTTACGCTGACCACTGCGTCGAACGCAAGCTTCGCGCCGGAAGGGAATTCCCACTCGAATTTCGTATCGCAATCCGTGCCGGATTTCCATGCGAGGCCTGCAACATAATCGTTACCGGGATCACCAGGGCACAGCTTGCCGGAGAGGGATACCGTCAGCGCTTTGCCGGTCGTCATGCGCTTCATCCAGCCCTCCGCATCCATCGGTGTCCATTCCTGCACGCTGCCGTCGATCGAGACGGAGAAGCTCGTCATTTCCGCGATGGGCACCATTTCCTCTGTGGTGCTGGACCGCCCGGATTTGCTGATCTTAAATTTATTGTCAAAGACCGGAAAAACACCTGTTTTCGGCATCAAACATCATTCCTTTCTGTAGCATATCTTTAGGTTGATCACATACTCATACACTTTTTTCACATCCCGTCCGACTGGAACCGGGGCGGCGCCAGGATCGACGAAAACCACCTGTATGCCGCCCATCTCGATATGAGACAGGCCATAGAGCTTTTCATACAGCTCTATGGCTTTCTTTTCCGCCGCAGAGGGGTTCGTCGTCCAGTGGACGAGCAGTGTCACATATTTGTAAGCGTACCGAGTGTAGGCCTCACCGCCGATGCAGATGCGCTGGCCGCCGGATGCGCGGTTATCGTTATACACGCCTACACACCGGTCATAGTTTGCGTCGATCGCGCCGACGGTCACGCGGCCTTCCAGCTCTGCATCCTGCTGGAGCAGCCATCCGGCGACCTGTTCAAGGGTCAGGGTCACAGCTTTGCCTCCTCTTTATATAACTCAGCAAATTTATCC